GCATAGTCATCGGCATACCATTCAGGATCTGCACGACGTCCGGACGTTTAACCACGCCCAGCAATTCATCGGTAGGGACTTTGGACGCCGGAACCAGCGCGGCCACACCAGGAATTTCCATGATGCGGGACAGGATGGTCTTCGGATAGTTCGCGGCATAGTCGTTAACCGACGCGTAGAACCAGTCTTTGTAGTTCAGGTAAATGGTTACCGGCGCATAGAAGTTTTCGGTATGCAGCAGGTTAATCAGGCTGGAGATAGCCGCGACCCACTGTGCGCCGCTGGCACCGTTCAGGGTCAGGCCGTGAGTGCCAGTGCCACGGTTAGGCGCTGTGCGAAGACCGTAGATGGTTGAGCCACCGACGTTGATGGTCGGGTCGCCGTTCAGCACCATATCTTCCAACTTCTCAGCAACTTTGCGCTGATGGTTGGAGATGGCGTCGCTGTCCAGAGAATAACCTTCAGTCTGAGCAGCCAGCATCTGACGCCAGCCGAAGGTCAATTCGCTGTCGATGATCGGCAGCGGAGTACCTTCGTAATCCATTACCGGCTGATCACCCTTCGCCTTGCCGCGACCATCCAGGCTGATATTCACATCACCAGAATCTGACAGGGTCATGAAGTAGTGGACGATTTTACCCAGCGCCATCGGGCGGGATACGCTGGCCGCCAGGTCATTAAACACCGCCAGCACATCACGCTGAACAGTGATCGCCGAACGGTCCCACTCACCCCATACATCTTTCGGCAGCACGGAGGCATTACCGACAAGCTCATCAAAGGCGATGAATTTGCCGCCCTCTTCATTCACAGCAAAGCCGTTCATCACGGCCATGTTTTTATGCTGTGAATCCCAGCGGCGGCGGGCGTTAAGGATTAGCGCCTGCTGTTGTGGTGTAAACTTTAACATTCGTTTTTTCCTTATGCCTTGGCGTACGGAGTGGAGAGGATCACCACGTCAGCGAAACCTTCCGCCGCCAGAGTGCGCCCTGCTTTTTCGTCAAACGTTGCGATGACCTGATTACCGGTCGCCGCGGCTTTGAACACGCCGCCGGCGCCGACAGTCAGCTCCTGGCCTACGGTGTAAGCTGCGGCCGCCAGACGGACGTTGTATTCCTGCTCGCCTTCTACACGGTACGCAACGCCGGTTTCGTTCGCGGCATAAGCAGTAGTGATTGCTTGGCCGATAAAGCGACGGTTGCCAAGGATCAGCCAACGACCAGTGGTGTCAGTAGCTACAGCCAGTTTCCCGGATGATACTTTTACTGCGATACCTGGGTTCGACGCTGCTGCAACCGGCAGGTTGATGGTTTCCGGTTCACGTTCGACCGGACCACGATAGATGACATTCGGCATTATTTTTTCTCCTGATCCATGCCAGCATTGAGGTCGTAGTCTTTCCACTGGTCGTTCTCAGCATTTACTTGCTGGAATGCCGGGTTAAGACCAGTACTGGTCTGGCACTGCGAATACATGTCGTTCAGCGCGTCGCCGGCCAGCGAGTTAATCGCCGCTTCAGTCATGAACGGGAATTTAGCTTTGACAGCCTGACGCTTAGTGGTGAGGTCTTTCTCAGCGTTCGCCTGCAGTTGGGTTTTCAGCGTGCCGATCTCATCGGTAAGCGGCTTAATTGCCAGGTTCACCGCCGCGGTAATCGCGTCAGAATTAATCTGTGGCTGGCCCGGGTCTCCGCCGCCCGCTTTCTTCTGAGCCTGCTGGTTGTAGGCATCCCAGACCTGATCGTCGGTCAGCCCCTCGGTTTTTACGCCGGCGGCATTAAGCGCGGCGATCATCTTCTCTTTCATCGGGTTAATTTCTCCGTGGGTTTGCGCACGACTTCTACAGGGTCACCGACCAGGGTCACTACCTTGTCAGTGATGAGGTACTTCTGATCGAGGAGTTTCGGTTTGGTGCCGTCGCCGTCTTCTTCGTAAACGAAATGGTCAGGCCAGACACTGACGACATAGCGCCATTTTTTATCGTCCTGCTTGATGGACATCCGCAGCGCCTGGTAGATATCGTCAAACGACATTTCGGATGCGTTGCTGAAGAAGAATTTGGCTTGATTCCAGAGCCCGTCTTTCATGCTGTTCGCGGCTTCGATGAGGCTGGCGGTTTCTACTTCCCCCTCCTGCCCGTCGGCATTCACGAACATGCCTACACCCTCTGCTGGGGTACCGGCGCCCGGCTCGTCCAACAAGATAGCGATGTGGTCAAACTGCATGTTCCTGGCAATCCACGAGTGTTTCTTGCCCTTCGACTCACCGGACTTTTTCTCTTTGTTGGTGAGCAGCCCGGTAGAAAGGTGGATCGGGTCGGTGTTTGTGCCAGCGATCATCTCGTCGAGACGGTTAATCAGGCGCTTACCATCAGGCTTTGTCTCGGCGACCGCCTTATTGATGTAGACGTCCATGACGACCTGATCGCCTGACTTACTGACGTTCTGCGCCCATGCGCCTACGTGATAGGTATTGATGGCTTGTGGGTCATTAGCGCTGACATACTTGCCATCTACCATCGGATGCGGCAGAGGCATCAGCTTGCCTTCCATCGTCTGGTAGCTGTTGTTAATCTCCTCGGCCGGATAAAGCCCACCATTCATCACGATGTCATCGACGATCGGGACCGCACCACGAATGACGTAGTGTTCCTGGCCGTTGAGGGTTGTCATGGAGATGTTGGAAGCGTTGATGGCGAGGGATTTACCGTGGATGCTGGATAGCTTCACGCTGCGTCCTCAGTTGTTCAGGCCGCTTTGGGCCACTGTTCACGTTCTTTCGCCAGCTTCTCAGCCAGCCGTTTGTTAAATATGCTGCCGTCGTCGTTGAGCAGAACCGGAATCTGGCCGCAGTAACAGTGATATTTGTTGCCGTCGCGAGAGTAGAACTCCCTGACCCATTCAGTCGTTTTGACTTTTCCGTGTTCGGCTGCATGCCACCACCTGGTCGTTGGCTTTAGCGCTGACAGCCATAACAGGCCAGTCTTAAGCCCCAACCTGTCGGCCGCCCAGTCCGTTTCGTTCCATTGCGCCTGCCGCAGCGCTCCTACCTGCTCAGTCTGCGCCATGTTCTTGGCGCGACTCATTGAGACATCGAGGCGCTTGCTTATCACCTGCGCCGTTTCGCGCGGATTCACGCCCCGGCCAATCGAATCAGCAATGACGTTTGCGAGGTCGCCGCGCGCCCGGTCGCTTTCCAGTTTCCAGTCGCTATACGTGCTGATGTAAGCAGCGGCAATCTGGTTCTGGTAAGCGGGGCTGGATAGCAACATCTGCAGCGTTGTCTGGCTGGCGTAGACTGGCGACTGCTGAGACAGGTTGTTGAAGGCTTCAAGCGTGCCGCGCTGCGCCTCTTTGGTGACATAGTCCATCGCCCAGAGGTTTTGCTCGCCACCTTCCAGCAGGTAATCGTCCAGGATGGTCTGCACGATGCCCAGCAGGTCGGCCATCTCCTGCGGCGACATGTCGTAGATTAACCG